TCAAAATGTCTATAATATCACCTTCGCCCCCTGGGTTTTGTGCAAGCAACCTTGTTAGCGCACCTATATCTGTTTCCTGCCACTGTGCTCCATAATTCACTTGCGGAGACTGAGGAACATATAATGTAATAAAAGAATTAGTTTTTACAAGCCTGTTTCCGTCAAATGCATCTCCCACAGCTTTACCGCCAAGAAAACCAGTCAAACCCCCAAGTAAAGTCCCCCCGGTTTGAATAGCTGTATTTGCCCATTGATTGTTGCCGTCTCTAGTTAGTCTTCCTGCTAACAAATTACCTGCCGTAGCGCCACCCAATGCGGAAGACACCCCGATCAAATTGCTAAGCTCCTCATCGTTTAAACGATTTTTATTACTTTCATCAAATTGAACATTACTATTTTCTGAAACATACCTTTGACCGGCTTTTGATTTTTCTCTAACTTTTATTCTGAAGGTAACTGAGTGCGGTTGTTCATATTGTTCTACATTGAGAGGGTATCTATATATTTTTGCTCCACCTCTTTTATAATCGTCATTTTCACTTATTTCTTGTGCTGTTTGATTGTCTCTGCTAGGATTTCTTTCAAGTACAGCAGAATCTGCCGAGGACTGTAAATCTTCCTCCTGTACTGTATTCGTGGTGTCAGTAGGAGGTACAAGGGTAGACCTTTGTCGCTCTCGTTGCGCTCTTCGCCTTGACCCCGCGGATACGAAATTGTCATCTGCCATTAGAATAAATACCTTATTAGAATATATTTGATTAGACTATTTATATGCCTTATAACAAAGAATTGCATCAAGGAAGATTTAAACCTAAAAATCTTCACAAATACAAAGGGAACCCCACAAACATTATTTATCGCTCTGGATATGAGTTAAAATTCATGAATTGGTGCGATATGAATGAAGATGTTGTAGAGTGGGGTTCTGAAGAAATTATCATACCCTATCGTTCTCCTATAGACAACAGAGTGCATAGATATTTCCCAGACTTTTACATAAAAGTAAAAGACAAGAAGTATTTGATTGAGATAAAACCCGAGAGATTTACTCAGGAACCCAAGATACCTAAAAGAAAAACAAAGCGATTTATCAGTGAAGTGAAGCAATGGGGAGTGAATCTAGCAAAGTGGCAAAGTGCTAAAGAATATTGCATTGATAGGGGGTGGGAATTTAAGATAATCACAGAAAAGGAACTGGGTATCTCGTATAAATAGTCACATGGCTACTTTACAAGACATCAGAGCTAAGGCTCTAACACAACCAAGACCTGCAGATTGGTATAGAAGGCAGATAAACGCCCTCTCCAATCAATTTGACACACCCGGAAGTATTATGCGTTCAGGATTGGGTCGCATGGTAGGCAGACCTGAAATAGGTAGCATGTATCTTTACTTGTATGATCCTAAAACAAAAGATAGATTACCTTACTATGATAAATTTCCCTTAGTTTTGCCTTATGACACCGCACCTGGTGGTTTTAGAGGATTGAATTTGCACTATCTTCCTTATGGATTAAGATTTCAATTACTAGAAGCGTTAATGAAAACTAAAACCACTACGACAATTGACAGTGACACGGAATTAAGTTTGAGTTGGAATATACTGCAATCTGCTTCTCGTTTTCCTGGAGTGAAACCTACAGTAAAAAGATACTTGTTCTCTCACATAAAATCGAGAGTGTTAAAAATAAATCCCGAAGATTGGAATATCGCCGCGATGCTTCCGGTCGAGCAATTTGAAGGGCTTACTAAACAAAGAGTATTCAACAAATCAAGGGCTTCTCTATGAGCAATCTAGAAAATTTTATAAGCGAAATTAAAAAAAACGATTTAGCTAGAAGTAATCGCTTTGAAGTTGAATTTTTTTCGCCTGTTTCTTCAACTACATTAGGACAAACCATTTCTGTATTGTGTGAAGATGCAGCCATACCTGGATTGCTTGTTCCTTATTCCCCTATCAAAATAGGAAACTGGACAGAACCTAGAGTACATGGAGTAGAATTTTTTGGAGACAATGCGACATTTACTTTTTATTGTGACACTAAGTGGAATGTTAGGCAGTATTTTGAAGACTGGATGTTTACCGCCGCAGATCCAACCAGCAAAGAAGTTGGTTTTTATGACCAGTATGTTGGATCTGTCATAGTACATACATTGAATAGACAAGATAAAATAGAGAAATCTTGGACTCTGATTGAGGCAGTTCCTAGAAATATATCACTAACACCTGTCTCTCAGGGAAATGAATCTATTGCCAGAGTTTCAATTTCATTAGCGTACAAACTCTGGCAACCGGGTGCATTGGGAGTAACAAACAACATTTCATCACCCGCAATATCAATAACAGCATAATTATTATTGGAGAATATAATGGCACTACCCATAATTGAAACCCCCACATTTGAAATTGATTTACCTCATACTAAGGGAAAAGAAAAATTCAGACCTTTCTTGGTAAAAGAGGAAAAACTGTTGATAATGGCAAACGAATCGGGTGAAGAGCAAGACATGATTCGTGCAACACAGCAAATTGTAACCAACTGCTCTTTTGGAAATATTGATGGAGAAAAACTTCCACTTTTTGCACTACAAAAGATTTTTTTAGATTTGAGAGCGCAATCAGTAGCAAGCACCATCGAATTAACTTTGAAGTGTGGTGGCTGTGATACACCACACAATCATAAAATTGATTTAAAAGATTTAGAAGTATCAGAGAACCCTGAGCATTCTAAGAAGATAAAAATAAGTGATGATATTTTTGTAGATATGGAATATCCTAGCGCATTTGAAGTACAGGAGTTGTTTAAAAGCACTAGCACAGATGAAATGTATAAAATTATGTCTAAGTGTCTGCATGTAGTGTATCAAGGAGATGAGATTTTTAATGCATATGAATCATCTGACCAAGAGAAGCAAGATTGGCTAGAGAGTTTGTCACTAGAACAGTTTGGAAAATTTAGAAAATTCTTTGAGACAATGCCTGTTCTAGCACATGAAATTAATTTTACTTGTGGGAGTTGTGGAAGACCAAACTACATTGATTTTAATGGTTACCAAAATTTTTTCGTCTAAACCTCTCCCATGATTCACTAGAGAATTTTTTTAAGACCAATTTCTTATTAATGCAAGAACATAAATACTCTCTAAGTGAAATTGAAAATTGGTTGCCGTGGGAGAGGCAAGTTTACATAGCTATGCTAATAGAACACTTAAAGAAGAAAGCAGATAAGGCTAAAAAAAGATGACACCCGAAGAAAAACGAAAGGCAAGAGAAGAAGGGAAAGCGATAGGAGAAGTCGTAGCTGACAAGCTCAAAGATTCCCTAGGCGTAGATAGAAAAACGACAGGTGCTAAAAATATAGTGTCTGAGGGATTCTCTGCCTCAAATGTTTTTGGTCAAGACAGCATGCCGGGTAAAGTGTTGGACCCCACAGAAGAACAGAAGAACAAATTAGGTGATACAGTAAAAGATAGATTTGCAAATGAATCAATCGGAAGCATTAAAGACTCTTTGGGTGTAAGAAGGGAAACTGAGGGATTCGGAAACATAATGAAAGAAGGCTTTTCTGCCGCTAATGTTTTCGGTGCTGATAGTTTTTTAGGAAAAGTCTTTAGTACAGACGAGCAAAGAGATGTTGCTAGAGAGTATGCAAAAGAAAACAAGGCTATCTCTGAAACAAAAGAAGATGCAGTAACAATTCCTGAAGTAGTCACAGAAATAAACGATAATGTTAATGCAATAAAAGAGATGCATGAAGAGGAGTATACTGATCCTGACAGACCAGTTAGTCTCCTTGTCAAGGAAAGCGGAAAATTAGTTGCTCTTATCGAAGACCAGAATTTCTTTGTTGAAGAAATGGCTCAACAAGGAGAAGATCGTGTTAATCAAGGCAAAAAGATTATCAAACTCATGGAGACAATGCTTGCTCGAATGGGTTCGGGGGGCGGCGGTGGTGGTGGGGGACCAAACCCACCCACAAGAACACCAAGAAATACTAGAACACCAAGAAATCAAAGAACACCACAAGAGCAAGCCAGAAGAGATACTAGAGCTAAAGAGCTAAGACAACAAAGAGCGTCTAGACCTGTAAATGCAAGACCTGGTGGTGTGCCTTCTTCGTCTGCTAGTCAAGTAGCAAGAGCAACAACTACTGCACCTGTTTCGTCTGCTAGTCAAGTAGCAAGAGCAACAACTACATCTACACTTGGGCAAACGGCAACACAAACAGCAAGGTCAACAGGATCAAATCTTTTGCGTGGTACAGCAGTCCGTACCCTGGGTAGAGCGTCTGGACCATTAGCCGCTGGAATGGCAGTGTATGAAGGATATCAAGGTTATCAAGAAGCTGACCAGTTAGTAGAGTCTGGAGCGATTAACGAAGAGACCGGTCAAGCATTTACAGAACAAGATGAAACAGCAGGAAAAACTACCGCAGTAACAAAGGCTGCTGGTGGTTTTGTTGGAGGACTTGCGGGCGCGGCTAAAGGTGCCGCAATAGGTGCCACAATTGGATCAGCAATACCTATAGTAGGCACAGCGGTCGGTGGTATTGTAGGATCTATAGTTGGTGGAATAGGCGGATACTTTGCTGGATCAGCAGTTGGTGAGGCAGCCGGTGATTTAGCAACAACAACATCAGGTGAAGCCGCATTAGAAGCCGCAGAAGAAAGCGGACTATATGACAAAGACATGATAGGTAACAGCGAGATTAATCATGAAATTCTTGCTCAGACTACAGATCCCGCTCAACTAAATGCTATACTAGCAGACGATGACCTAAGTGATGAAGATGCGCAAGCCGTCATGGCAAGACTTGAAGAAATACAAAATCCCGAGAATCTTGAAGAAGCAAAACAATCCGGCGGGAGTCTTGTAGGAGCAGAAGGTTCCAAGAATCTTGAAGAAACACCCGAGGGTGAGTCACCACCAAAGAAGGACCGTCATTCTGTGGCGCGGGCTAGGATGGATGAAATGAAAGAAAGGGGTGCGCAAGTAAAAGAAATGGCTGAAAGGATGGGTATTGATTCTAAAGATGCTCAAGGAAAAATTCAAGCCGGTGTAGTTACTGAAGTAAATGGACAATCAACTGCCGATTTCCTAACTCCAGAAGAATTAGAAAAGGTATCATCGGCAAGAGAAATGCGCAGACTGCAGGATCAAGCTGCCGAGAACGCCCTTACAAGCGGTGAGTATGTGCCCGTCGGAAACTCTGGAAATACGAAGGCTTCTGTAGTAGAGAATGTTACAGATGATGCAACTAAAGCAACAGCTCCTGGTGCGAATGCGCCTGTTGTCGTGCAAGCCCCTGCTTCTGCTCCACAACCAACGCCGTCAGTGAATGTAGTTGTCTCTATGCCCAAATCTATAGGGCCGCAAGACAGATCCGGTATAAGGTTTATTGGACAACTTAATAATGATTGGTAATGACTATTAACTTAGTTTTTGATTTTTATATCTTTCAACTTTCTCAATAGATTCGTCAACACCTAAAGCAGTTGAACCATGCTCTCTGTATGATTTGTGCAAGTCTTCATATGTCATTCCTGCATTTTGAAATGTATGAAAATGCCACATGTGAGGGTACTGGTCAAGCCACAAATCTCTATTAGCTTGATATCTAGCATATATTTGATGGGCTTCCCATATGTTCATAGTATCGTGTTCCCATATTGTAAAAGTGGGTTGTGTTAGACGATTCCATATTGCGTTTTTATGACTTTCTGGCACATGTTCACCCAAACCATCTTTAGTTGCGCCTAGTGCTTCTAGTGTAGTTTCTCTGAACAAACCAGATTCTTCCCAAGTCTCTTCAAATTCTGAGTAAGTGTTTCTAAGATTTGAATCAGTAAGTCTATGATGCATTTGTAGGGGGAACAAATTTATAGACGGATGTTTAATATTATCAAACATCCACTTTACACCTGCATCGAATGTTTCTTCTGTTTCGTGAGGCAAACCAATAATATAACTAAATGTAGTTCTATATTTACCAAGAGTTTTTAAAAAATAATCTTGTGCATCAAGAATGCCCTGTTTTAGTTTATCAGGGTTCATTCCTTTACCGATCACTTTACCTGACTGGTGATTGAATGTTTCAATGCCGTAATAATGTCCCCACAAACCTATTTTTGCTAGATGTTCCCAATCTTCTGGTCTTGTTGCAAGTAAGTCAGGTCTCACATAACCTTGAATATTTGTTTCAAAGGGAAGTCGTTGAATTACATTGCCAGCACCCTGTAATACAGTGGCTTCTGCATTAGTAGTTTCATCTGCACAGCTATAATCAGTAATACCCCACATTTCATAGTTTCGCAAAAGCTCATCGTACAGATTATCCATGCATCTTGAAGTTTTGCCCTTGTAACCTATGATATTGAAGTAACAAAATTTACACTTAAACTTACAGCCTCGAGTCAGTTCTAATGTTAGATTCTCTCCAGGTTCTAGATAATCTCTTTTTTCATATCTTACTTGAAGGTCATCCATTGGATACGCCGGATGAGAGCTATCACAATTTACAAACTTGTACTTTCTCTCATTCATGTAAAATTCTTCAATCACAATATTACTATGATTTCCTGTAAGCATTTTTAGCAGTGCTAGTATTGCGTGTTCTCCGTAACCAGCAAGATGATAGTCAGCAGGCAACATGTGACTTGTCAAAAGCATTTTACCGCCAGCAACAAGAGTAACATCAGGATATTTTTTCTTGAGCCAATGCATAAATTCTATAATTTCATGTTCTTTGGCTTGTAGACTGAACACTGTACTTACACCTATCCAAACAGTGTCTTTCCTTATTCTTTGTTTAAAGAATTCTTTCAACTCTTCTATGGACCATGCAGGCATAAAGTCTAACACTTCTATGTCCCAATCATGC